CCGCACCGGTAGCGCCGGTTGCACCGGCTGCGCCTTGAACACCCTGAATACCTTGAGCGCCCTGCGCGCCAGCAACGCCCGCTGGGCCGATCAGCGAGGTGCCAGCTGGCCACACTCCAGCCGCTTTCGGGCCGTAAATGAAGTTCGTCGCCGTGTTGATGTAGAAGTTGCCATCGACCCCCTCGGTCGTCGGGATGGTCGGGCCGTACAGGACGGTGTTGCCATCTACTACATTCGCGGCAGCGGCCAGCAATTCATTTGCAGCCGTAAGCATCACGATCGCAGCATCAATAGCCAGCTGACCATCCGGCTTGCCAGCGTATCCTGGCATATTGACAATATTTTCCAGATTGCAGGCTGCATTTGGAACCGTGCCATTGAGTTTTATTATGCGACCGAAAGGTAGATGTATTTTGAACTGGTAGATGCTTTGCTGTGTGCCCAGCTCATTCGGGAAGAGATTCAACACAGCCATGCCGTCGGCATCGGTGGTGGAGGTTTCTTGTACGGATACGATCAGCCCGCCGTAGTTTTCGTCGCGATTGAGGGCGGCAAAGACTTTTGCGCCGATGACAGGTTGGCCGGATTGATCGGCCAGTGTGACGGTGACGGGTACGGTTGGAATAGTCATGGTCTTGTCCGATAGTTGGCGGTGGGAAGGGTTTCGTCAGTGTGGAGACCAGTCCATTGACTCACCCTTCGCCGCCAGTGCGGGGTCCGCTCTTTGTCAGTCGCTGCTGGATTCAGTAGCGGCTAAATTCTTCAGCTCACGTTCGAGCTTTTCAATATCTTTTTTGACACCTGCCTTGTCGTGCAGGGTGATGGCACGGCGCAGGTGTTCGAGTGCGGCAGGTTTGTCGGTGGCGGTGAGGGTCAGACCGATGGCCTTGTGTAGTTTGGCGCGGACTTCGTCAGGCATATCTTCGTCCTGAGTCAGTTCGTTGATCTCTTGAAGGGTAGCTGCAAGATCGGCCAATTCTGCTTCGGTCTTGGTGGCAGCACCCAGATCACGCAAGGCGATGTCGGAAAACTCTTCGGCCAGCAGGCAGGGTGGGTTGCGTTTGTACTGATCGGGCATAGCCAGCTTGTGCTGGATGACATAACGCGCGATGCGCAGCGCGTTGTCCAGATAACCGGCATCAATGCTCCAGACCATAACGGTGACCAGTACGTCGTCCTGCACGCCTTGTTCACCTTCAAGTACACCTTCGATCCATGGCTGGTATTCGTCCAGTATCTCGCGCTTGACCTCGGCCTTGCGCTCCATGGACTGGACGTCTTTGAGTCGGCGTTTGTCTTGAGCCAGCTTATGCAGCATCAGTTCATAGACGTTGGCGTCGCGTGGATTGTCGGACTCGGCAGCCTGTGAAGTGGCTGCCGATGCTCGCTCGAAGTGTTGACGGGCTGGGCTTCCCATGATTACACCTGAACGATGTTTTCAACGACGCAACCGGCGCGGAATTCTTCTACCACGTAGGCTTCGTTGCTGGATTCGTAATTCTCGATGCGATCACGCTTGGCATTGTCCAGAACGGTGCGGCGGCGTGAGCCTTCTTGCCAGTAAATGGACAGGTTCTTCAGCGGTGTGATCATCAGTGTGTTGTCAGGCAGGAATGGCACTTGTACGCCTGGCAAACCGCCGATGCGCTGCTGACTGACCAGCATGTCCATCACCAGCATGTCTTCAGGACGCTGGTTCTGGTTGATAAGCGGGAAGTACTTGTCGGCCATCAGTGCGGTACCGCAGATCACCACCAGATCAGGCCGTTGACGGAAAGTTGGGTCGATCAGATTGTTTTTCGCGTCGAATACCAGGGCATCGAGGTTCTTGTAATCGCCGGTCGCGCCGATTTTGACCACGCCCGATGCGGCAACGACTTCATGCATGACACGTGCAGCTGCCTGTTCACGGAAGTGTTGGATCCAGCCCTTGTTGACGTCCTGCAACAGCGGGTTGGCAACACGATTTGTCGTGGCTGCGGCAGAGGTACCGTTGAAACCGATCATGATGCGATCCAGCGCCTGACGTTTCAGGATGACATCGCGCAGCATGTTTTGGAAGGTTGGGAATTTTGCCCATGCATCCAGCTTGGCGTATTCAATGAATGAGTCGAAATCCGTTTTTACGCAGTTGTAGAGAAATTCATCCAGTGCCGTGATGTCTTGTGGCATACGGTCTGCAGCTGCGGTGTTGGTGCGGCCGGCGATGGTTCCGCCTGCATCCATGCCGATCTTGGCGCCTTGCTGCTCCACGACGCCGATGACGTTGATGGCCTGCAGGAAAGCACTGGAAAGCTGGATGCGTTCCTCCAGCTTCTGCTGGATGGTCGGGGTGACGGCGAACTTCTCATTGGCTGACGGCACGCCATTCAGTTGTGCGATTTGAGCCAGGTAGGCGTTGTAGGCGGTACGTGTATTGAGGCGCATTTTGTATCTCCGGAGTCGTGAGGGTGTTCGGTTAGCAGTTAGCAGTCGGTGACGGCAAGGCCGTTGCCGCCGGTGGATGATGGGCGGGTTCCTGCACCATTCGGTAGCTCTGACAGGGCGGTGACTTGCTGTTGCAGTGCTGCGAAGTCCGCTGTGTGCTTGTCGCGTTCCTGCTTCATCAAATCCAGCTCTTGGCGCAGGTCAGCGACTGAAAAAGCGGCGATGGTATCCATCGTCTCTTTTTGGGAGAATGCGATGGCTTGCACAGCCTGACCGATATCGGTGAAGCGGGCTTCGTTGTTTTTGCCATTAATTCCGAGCAGTTCCTTGACTTTGGCAAACAATGAATCACCAGCAGAGGGTTGCGCTGCGGCTTTCTCGAATTCGATCACCAGCTCGTTGTCGAACGAGTAGATGTGGTCTTTTTTCGCCGAAAACTTCATGGATTCGGTGCCGATACAGGCAGGGCTGTCGGTGAAGGCCAGACCTGTCAGGTAGGCGATGCCTTTACCGATAAAGTTGTTGGCAACCTCGATGCTGGCGAAAAGTTTCTTTCCAGCCTGCTGCATGGCAACAACTGATTCGCTGGCATCAACTACGGCTAGCAACTGCAGTTTCTTATCGCCCAACAACTCAGCCTCTTGAGTGCTCAATGAGACGACCATGCCCTGTGCGCTGAACTGGCTATCTGGAGACAGCGATAGCCAGTGTTCAAGGTTTGCGACTGCTGAATAAACCTTCGGGCTGTAGCTTGCGGCCATTTGATTGATCCAGTCACGGCTGATGTTGCGACCGTCTATGGTTTGACCTTCAGTAGCGACGACGAATGGTTTGGTAAGTGGCATTTTGCGTTCCTTTTGTTCGTGAACAGGTGGAAAAAATCAGTGCGGACATAGTCCAAGCTATGCCGCCTCGCACGCAACCGCCTGATGTTGTGATTCCACTCATCACAACTCCGTAGCCGAAGTGCGCAAGGGGTGTGCTGATAGCCTCCGCGCATGAATACGAACACCGACATGGATCCACGCCGTCAGGCAAGATCGCTTTATTGGCGAGGCTGGCGCATCGCGCGCATCGCAGATGAGCTGCAAGTAAAGTCAGGCACGATCCATTCCTGGAAGCGTCGCGATAAATGGGATGAGGCGGATCCGGTCGAGCGTTGCGAAGATAGCCTTGAGGCGCGCTTCATCATGCTGGTGGAGAAGAACGACAAAGAGGGTAAGGATTTCAAGGAAATCGACCTACTGGCACGGCAGATGGAGCGCATTGCGAGGATCCGCAAATACAGCGGCAAGAGTGGCAACGAGACAGACCTGAATCCGAAGGTGGCGAATCGTAACAAAGGGCCGCGCAAGGCTGTCACACGCAACGATTACAGCGAAGAGCAACAGAAGCAGCTGCACGAAGCCTTTATGGATACGCAGTTCGACTACCAGAAGAAGTGGTATCGGGCAGGGTTGGCACATCGCATCCGAAACATTCTGAAAAGCCGCCAGATCGGCGCGACGTGGTATTTCGCCAGGGAAGGTATCAATGATGCGATGACGACCGGGCGCAATCAGATTTTCCTGTCTGCCTCGAAAGCTCAGGCGCATGTTTCAAAAAACTATATCAAGCAGTTTGCGCGTGAGTCAGCCGATATCGAGTTGCAGGGCGAGGTGATTGTGCTGCCGAACGCCGCCGAGCTTTATTTCCTTGGTACCAATATTCGCACGGCACAGAGTTATCACGGAAATTTGTATGTCGATGAGATTTTCTGGATACCGAAGTTTCAAGAGTTCCGCAAAGTAACGTCTGGCATGGCGATGCACAAGCACTGGCGGCTTACTTATATGTCCACGCCTTCAACTCTGGCACATGAGGCGTATGCGTTCTGGTCTGGCGAGTTGTTCAACAAGGGCAGGGCGGCAGCGGAGAAGATCAAGCTGGACATCACGCATGCAGCGCTTAAAGACGGCCGCTTGTGTGAAGACGGGCAGTGGCGGCAGATCGTGACGGTGATGGATGCTATCGCGGGCGGCTGTGATCTGTTCGACATCGACCAGCTGCGCATGGACTATAGCCCGGACGAATTCGCCAATCTGTTGATGTGCATGTTCATTGACGATGGACAGAGCGTGTTCCCGCTCGCCGAGTTGCAGCGTTGCATGGTGGATTCGTGGGTTGTTTGGGAGGATTTCAAGCCGTTTGCTAGGCGCCCGCTCGGTTTCCGCGAGGTGTGGATCGGCTATGACCCGTCGCATACTGGAGACAGTGCCGCACTGGTGGTGATTGCGCCGCCTGCGGTGCCAGGTGGCAAGTTCCGCATGCTCGACCGCGTGCAGTTCAAGGGTATGGATTTCGAAGAACAGGCAAACCGCATCAAGAAAGTGACGGAATGCTACAACGTGACGTACATCGGCATCGATACCACCGGCATCGGGCAGGGCGTGTTCCAGCTGGTGAAGCAGTTCTTCCCGGGCGCGCGGTCATTCAATTATTCGCCTGATGTGAAGATGCGCCTAGTGCTGAAGGCCTATGACGTCATTAGCAAGGGACGGTTGGAATTCGATGCTGGCTGGACGGATGTGTCGGCCTCATTCATGGCAATCAAGAAGACCAGCACGCCCAGCGGCAGACAGATCACTTTCGAGGCTGGCCGGTCTGCCGAAACCAGTCACGCCGATCTTGCCTGGGCAACCATGCACGCACTCTCGAACGAACCACTTGAAGGCAGCACTCAACTTAACTCGAACATTATGGAGATCTACTGATGGAAACGATTACAGACACAAAAGTGGCCACGCCTGCCAAAGCCGAGGCATTCACCTTCGGCGATCCGATACCATCACTGGACCGCAGCGAGATACTTGAGTATCTCCAGTGCGTGACGATGGGGCAGTATTTCGAGCCGCCGATATCGTGGGAAGGGTTGTCCAGATCGTTCCGCGCATCGGTTCACCATTCCAGCGCGATCTATGTGAAGCGCAACATCTTGGCTAGTTTGTTTGTCCCGCACCAGCTGTTGAGCCGGACAGCGTTTTCTTCGTATGTGCTGGATTATCTGGTGTATGGCAATGGTTACCTTGAGCGGCGTGACTCAAGAGGAAACAGGCCGTTGAGCCTGAATCATTCCCCGGCAAAATATACCCGGCGCGGTACCGATCTGGAGAGCTATTGGTTCGCGCAAAACTGGCTGACGCAACATGAGTTCGCACCTGGCACGATCTTCCACTTGAAAGAGCCGGACATCAATCAGGAAGTCTATGGCTTGCCGGAATATCTGTCTGCACTTAACTCAGCCTGGCTGAACGAAAGCGCGACGCTGTTCCGCCGTAAGTATTACCAGAACGGCAGTCACGCCGGGTTCATCCTCTACATGACCGATGCCGCGCAAGATCAGACCGACGTGGACGCGCTGCGCACCGCGCTCAAAAGCGCCAAAGGCCCCGGCAATTTCCGCAACCTGTTCATGTACGCGCCGAACGGAAAGAAGGATGGCATCCAGCTGATACCCGTCAGCGAGGTGGCCGCCAAGGATGAGTTCTTCAACATCAAGAACGTGACCCGCGACGATCTGCTGGCCGCTCACCGTGTACCGCCTCAACTGATGGGCATCATCCCGAACAACACGGGCGGATTCGGCGATGCCGAGAAGGCCGCCAAGGTGTTCACCATCAACGAGATTATCCCGCTGCAAGAACGACTGAAGGAACTGAACGACTGGATCGGCGAGGAAGTGGTGCGATTCAAGGATTACGAACTGGGCAATAGCGCAGGGTAAAAAAGACGGTGCGAACTGGTCGATGCGTCAACACCGATCAGTCCACCTCCAGCAGAACAGACCTGCCTTTGGCCAAAGCACCGCCACTGTGATCACAGCGGAGCGGAGGCTATCACAAAAAGCAGGAGTGTTACACGATGCAAGCAAATCCTATCATCCCATGGCTTGGCGGAAAGCGCCGCTTGGCAAACAAGCTGATCCCTCTTTTTCCACCTCATGAATGTTATGTTGAGGTGTTCTGCGGTGGTGCAGCGCTATATTTTCTCAGGCCTTGCCCGGCGAATGTCGAAGTGCTCAACGATATCAATGGTGAACTGACAAACCTTTATCGGGTGGTGCAGCATCACCTCGAGGAATTTGTTCGCCAGTTCAAGTGGGCCTTGTCCAGCCGTCAGATTTTCAAGTGGCATCAAATGACTGATCCTTAAACGCTCACTGATATCCAGCCCGCTGCGCGGTTCTTTTATCTTCAGCACCATGCCTTCGGTGGCAAAGTTGACGGTCAGAATTATGGAACTGCAACCACCGCTCCGACTATCAACTTGTTGCGCATTGAGGAAAATCTTTCATCAGCTCACCTGCGGATGGCAATGGGTACAAACATTGAGAACCTTCACTGGCATCAATGCATGACCAGATATGATCGGGAGCACACGTTCTTCTATTGCGATCCACCGTACTGGGAGACGGAGGGTTACGGTGTGCCATTCGAATTCGAACAGTACGAGAAGATGGCTGAGTTCATGAAGACCTGCAAAGGGAAAGTCATGGTAAGTATCAATGATCATCCAGATATCCGCCGTGCTTTTGCTGGTCTGACCATCTACGATGGAAAGGCTCTGGATATCAAATACAGCGTCGGCAATTCTCACAGCGATCCGGTTACCAGTCGTGAGCTCATCATTACCAATTACGATTCCTCGATCATGGGTGAGTTGTTCTAACGGTTGGCCACCGTCAGCGTATGACATGCGCTGATCCGCTGATCCGCCGATGCGCTGAAGTTATCAAGATCATCACCACCCAGGCATCCAGCCTCGGGTGGTTTTTTATGTCCATCAAACCCCAGAGCGCGCGCTCGTGACCCCGCCACGCCTGCGCGCTTTATGGGTCGGTAACCGTGCAGATGCATGAAGTCGTCAAATCCGCTGACATAATCAAGGGGTGTTGGGTTGATGGTTAGATTTATTCGTGCGGATACGTGCGCATAGCTTGTGCAGTTTCGTGCCTCTGTTGATTTTAAGGCTTGCGAGTGAAATTCAGGGAAGGCATCGGAAAAAGGTAATATCAGTAACGCCACAAAGAAACCCATTGCAAGTGTTTGATTTTTATAATTATAAGTGATTACCTTTTAATGGTCACAATTGGTAACTAAAAAGGTAATTGTTTTGCAATTGATTGAATTTAAAAGATGTTTTATTTTGTGATTATTACCATTCAAAAAGGTAATCAGGTTACTAATAAATTACCTAAATATTACCTTTTAATAAAATCTATAAATTGTTGATTTACAAAGAATTAGCCGCTCTTTTTAAAAACAGATTACCAATATTACCTTTTTCCGATGCCCCCAAATATTTTAATAGCATCAACTCGCGCACGTCACACATGCGTGTGCGTAGATACATCTTTAATGTGATGCTCTCGCTAATATTTGCATCTATGAGTTGACCAGACTTGGACGGTGATATTGACGATCAGGTGCTGCGCGATTTTTGCGCGACTCTGGCGTCTTTTATAGGCATAAACAGGGTTTTGAATCTCAGGATATTTGCTAAGTCTTTGATATGTAAGAGGGTTGGTTATTGGTTGGCGGGCTACGAACCAAGGGGTCGGGCGTTCGAATCGCTCCGGGCGCACCATATTCGGATGTAATATCAAAGGGTTAGGCTTAACGGTCTAACCCTTTTTTATCGACTATCCTCTCTGGCTAGC